TTTGTTTTCCAAGTTTCCAGTTCTTGTAGTTCTGCTATTTTGCTTGGGTTATTTAGTCGTAGTTTGAACTTTATAAGATCTTCATTTCTATAGCCAAGAACAAATAGGTGAATAACGCCTATCTTTTCAAGTTCGCTTACAACAGATCTTTGAAGGCGTTGAATGGTTCTGGCAAAACGGATATCTTTTTGTGCCAAGGTTGTTTTATCTTCTTCACCACCTTCACCGCGAGCAAGATAACTTTGTGGTATCTTTATGGCAGAAAATAATTTATCTCGTAGATATTTTACATCTTCTATATCGCCAGTGTATTGACCACCAGCAAGACTTTCTATTTTTGTTGATTGTTGACCACGAACTGGAATAAAATAATCTTCCTCTATTGACAGTGGGTTGTAGCGAAGGTCAACGCGACCGGTTTTTTCATCAACAACTTGGTTACGCTTTAGGGCTGTCATTGCTTTTTGCATGAATTGCTCAACATCATTTGGAGCGACGTTTCCAACATCAACATAGAATACACGACGCTCTGCTGAACGAACAATACGATAAGCCATCATAGCATCTTCAAGTAGAGTCAGTTGTCGCCATATTCTACGGGCAGGCTCTAACACGCTTGTTCCATATGGAGCATATTTATCGTTTCCAAGAATACGGAAATGACCCATTTGCCAGTTTTCAAAAGTCATGCCGCCACTATTCCATTGAAACTGAACATAGTTTGGATTTTTTTCATCCTCGCCTTCTATACGCTCAACTTCATATGGAGGAATGCCAATAGCATTTTTTATACCATCGCGCTCATCAATATCCAGATAAAGAAAAAAGTCGCCAAACTTACACATAGTTCGTGACCAACCAAAAAGATTGAACTCTATGTTCAGTATGTCATAATAAAGACTGTGAAGAATGTTTTTTATTTCTTCATTTGGACAGTCTATGTTTAGAACCTTTTCCAGTGAGTTACTTGTTGTCATTTCGTCGGCATAAATATCAAGTGCCGATGCTATCTCAGGGGTGTATTCCATTTGTTCAAAATCTACATATCTTTCAGCACGGTTTTGGTTGGCCATGCTTTGAGAATGAACATAATCAAATGGATTATAGGAAGACTTTTTGAACTGTTGGCCTTGTGCTGACTGAAAACGGTATTTATCTAAACGACGGCGACGTTCGCTTTTATAGTTTTGTTGGCGACGATTGACAATAGGGCCAGAAAATAGTTTTGTAAGTCTTTTGAAAAGACCATTGTCCGGATTATATGGACTCTTATCTTGATTTACTCTTCCTCTTTTTGAGGGAGTTATGTTGCGAAAGTCGCTTCTATTTATTGGTTTGCTATTGTCAGCCATTTATTTATCCTTTATATAGCCAGTCATACATTTTGTAGAACTCTTTTAGTTCTCTTTGATTTACTCTTTTTTCGTCTAACGAATAGTTGCTATTATAGCCTATCTGGCCAGGTATTTTAGTCTGAACGCGAGTATTTGCCATAGTTATGGCATTAAACATTGCTTTTGTGTATTCAACATCTCGTTGTGAGGTTGTAAGTGCTGTATCTCGCACCCAACAAGCAATAGCGAGCGACATTGTGAGATCGTCATTTCTATTTTTCATTGCTTCTGGGCGGCCATTGTTCCATATAAATGTAGATAGTTCTTCAACCATTCTATTAGAATATATTTTTATCATCTTATTTCGGATAAACTCTTCAAGTTTTGCCACTATAAGAGGTCTTGTTTTTTGGGTTGTTGTAAAACCTGGAACACTGTTTGTCATGCTTTCTGCTTGAACTTGCTCTATAAATTCATGTGTTGATTTTATTGAAAAATAAATATTTGGATATTTTCTTTCTATAAGCTTATCAAGAACATTGTAGCCAATATTGTTATTTTCTACAACAAGAAGAGCATTGTTATATTCTTTTCCTGTTTGGAAAAGCATGTCGGCATAAATATCGGGTGCTATTTTGCCTTGATATTCTGCTACTTGTTCCATTGTTTCAAGTTTTATAACATGGAAAGCAGAAAAGTCCTTTCCATCTCCGCGAGCAACATCGGCAACAAGAAGATAAGAAAAGTTTTGTCTTGCCTCTTCCCATATCCAGTAGTTTCTATCAAAGCCTGTGCGATATTTTGGCTCTAAAACAGATTCTCTTATTTCTTGTAAATCTTGCGAGTTTATAACGCCTTCGCCGGATGCGTTGAAAGAGCATTCATATTCTTGCGCTATATCTCGCCTATTCATATTACGAGTAGCGGCCTCAAACCAGTCACGATCTCGTTCTGGATGGGCATCCCAATTTAGTTTTACAGCGTGAAAGTCATTAGAGTTATTTTCTGCATTTATATAAGTTTCATGGAACCAGTTACCAACACCATTTGGAGTGCTAATAGCTATACAACGACCACCTGCGGATAGTGTTGGGAATATACTTTTCCATAAGTCTTCCATGCCCTCAACGAATGCTGCTTCGTCTATAACAAGAAGACTTAGAGCTTCTGAACGGCCAGCACTTTCACTTGTTGAAGATGCCTTGATCCACGAGCCATTGTTTAGTTCAAAACTGTTTCGGTTGTCTATTGATATGTCAGCGATATTCATCCAAGCTGGTAGGCTTTTTATCATCTTTTTTACTTTTTTTACAAGATTGGCAGCAACATCAAGCTTTGTGGCAACAACAAGAACAGTTTTTTGTCTGCGGAAAAGAAGCATCCAAGCAATATATCCCGCAACAGCGGTTGACAAACCTAACTGACGGGCTTTTAGAACTATATTGAAGCGATAGTCTTCAAATGCTTTTATTGTATCTTGCTGATAGCCATATAAACTAAATGGTATCAAGCCTTTTTCTGGGTGAGCGATCTTACAATAGTTTGTAATAAAGTATGTGGGATCACGCCCACATTTCTTTACTTCTTCCCTTACTTGATCTTTTGTGAGAACATAACTCATATATCATTTTTTTGGTTTCGTGCCATTGACTGGTTCTTTTGTTTCTGGGTCAAGGAGTTTATCTTCCATGGTTCCGGCTTTCTTTTTAGCAACTATTCTACCGGCTGCAGCAACCGCTTCTGGGTCATCAGCCCAACTTGAAGCTTGTTTTACTGCTTTTTTGAACTCTGCTGGTGTTACTTTGCCAGCACCACCGGCACCGCCACGAATCGCCTTCATAGTGGACGCCGAGGCTTTGTATTCTTGACCTTTGTGTTTTACTTTTTCAACTTCTTCAAGACTTCCGGATTCTTTATCGGCATCTATTTCATCTTCAATAGCCTTTTCGCCGGCTTCTTTTGAAAGTTCTTGAATAGCCTCTTCATCAAGTTCAAGAACATTTTCTTCAACATATTTTTCATGAAGCTCAACTTCTTCACGAATGATTTGCAGCAGTCTTGCTTTGGCTATTTTCATTTCTTTAGTCCACCTAATGCTAACCATTTTTGAAGTTGTTCGCTACGTTCAACATCTTTTTGATCTTCAAGCTTTGGCATGTCAACATCTTTTATCTTGTAATGACATTGTGCTGTTACAAAAACACGGATTCTTGATGTTTCTTCAACAAGCATTTTTACTTCACCATATTTTTCAACATTTAGTTCTTTGCCTGATACTTTTTTGAATTCTTTTTTTAGATATTTTAGTGCTTCTGCTATATGCTCTTCAACTTGTTCGCCAAGCTTTGGACTGTGTGCTTCTTCAAGTTTGAGTTCTGAATGATAAGATATTATCAAACAAGGAAAAGAACCATCTTTTGCTGCGTGATGTGTTACGCGAGCACGAAAACCATCAAGGAGACGACATTCACAACTGGTAAATGCTGGGACTTCTTCACGGCGTAGACCTGCTTTGATTGCCTTACCGTCTTTATCGGTAGCACCATCATATGTTTGTGCCATTACTTGTGAAATACCGCTTATTACATCCATTAGTTCAGCCATTTATTATCATCTCCTTGTATGGTTCAGTCTTCTTTTGCTTTTACTTCGCGAACTTTTTCCAGAGCAGCATTACGAAGTTCTTTTAGCATTTTTGCAAGTGCAGCTACATCTTTACGAAGACGAGTTGCTGCCGAGCGATTGCCTTTATCAACTTTTACTGCATCTGCTTTACACGCTTCAAGTGCTTTCGCTACTTCTTCAAGTTTTTCAACTACCATTTGTAATCACCTTCTTTCTTTCTTCCCAAAGGTCTTCGCGACCTTCAACATACTTTATATAACACTCATGGCAACATCCAAACTTATTCATATAAACATCATCTTTTACACTAAAAGAATAACGCCCACATTGTAAGACCGGACAAACCCTGGTGGTTTTGGTAGTAAATAGTTTTTTCTTTACTAAAAACCCATTTTCTTCAACTATTTCTTGTTTTTCGGCCTTTTGTCTAACAACTTGGGCTTGTTCTTTTACTTGTTCTATGTAATCTTTTTCTTTTTCTTCGTTCCAGTTTGCCTTTGGATTTGCAATAGCATCTTCTCCGTATTTTTCTTTTACGGCTCTTTCTATTGCGGCTATTTTATCCCAGTCAGTAGTCATTTTTGAACCTGGTTTATCAATACGATTGTTCCCACTATGGCAGCAGTTGAAACTACTGCTCCAACAGCGAGTCCACCAAAAAAATAATATGCGTTATCACCGCCGTCATCAATCCGATCCAAGAAAACCTTGTCCTGCTCATTGCGTAACCTGTTTATTTCATCAAATTTTTTCTTTTCAAGATCAAGTTCGTTTTTTAGCAAACCCATATCAAGAACGCATTTGTTTTTTTCTTTTTCAACTGCGGCTTCACTGTTTATTCTGCATATTTCTGCCGCTGCTTGTTTATCTGCCAATATTTTTGCGGCTTCTTCTTTTGTCAGAAAGATGCCATCTGCTGGGGATGGTTGTCCTTTCGCGACTGCTGTTTGTGCCAAACAGTTGGCTGATAATAAAAATGATAATACTATACATAAACTTCTCATAGTTTGAATTCTTCTTTCATCTTATCGGCAAGCTCTTGTGTTGTTTTATCTTTTAGAACATCTATTGTTTTTTGTTTATCTTCTAAAACTTTTTTTATTTGTTGTTCTTTTTTTAGTTCTATCTGCTTGGCCTTTTTTTCTGCCCTATCAATAATAGTTTTGTCTTTTTCAGTTTTTTTATCATTTAGTGTTTCAAGTTTATCAAACTGTTTTTTATAGCTATCAGCAAGTTTTTTTATCATATTAGTAAGTCCGGCAACTTTTGCATTTTCAACAAAACTTACCACTATAACAAGCCCGGTTAGTCCAAGAACAGCAAACATATACCAATATTTTTTTATTGTTTTGAATATTTTATCTATCATTTATTTCCCTATTTCTCATTATTTCTAAAATAAGACCGATCACAGCCATCAATATGATGGCCATGACCAGTCCACTTTTTACAGCACTATACAGGCGGTGTGCTTTGGTTTCCTGCTTTTGCTTTGACATATTCTACGATGAAGTCTTTCGCTGCTTGGGAGCCAATATAAACCATGCTTATCTGTAACCATTGTTCGCCATCAATAAGTTGCAAAGGAACTCCAACGGTGGCTACAAGCCAAACAAGCAATTTTCTACTAACAAGTTTTGATATGCCTTTATCAAGTAACTCTTTTTTTAGTCTGGCCATTATCATTTTACCTCCACATGTGCATAACCATTGTTATTACTAATAAGTATCTGCATGTCGGCAATATCTTTTAGTTCTGGGAGATGCGATATCAACAATATTGTCTTATAACTGACTTTTAGCATATCAAGCATTCTTGTGAAGCCTTCCATGTTTTCTTCGTCAAGTGATGTTGCTGGTTCGTCCAATATCATTATATCACCAACTGGAAGTGAAGTTATTTTTGTTAGAGCAAGTCTTATAGCCATAGCAGCAAGACTTTTTTCTGCTCCACTTGCCAACTCTATTGGTCGTTTTTCATACTTTGGATGCTTGATAAGAATATCAAGTTTTTTACCATCATCTTCAAAAAAGATCTCAAAACTAACAATATTGGCAAGAACTTTTGCTATTTCTTCATTTATAACTGGAAGTTTTTTACGAATAATATCATAGCTTATTCCATTACTGTGCATTGCTCTTTCAAACATAGAAATAGCAGCATATTCATCTCGTAGTTTAGCAAGTTCTGATTTTGACTCTTCAAGATCAGTTTGCTTTTGTTCCAGCGAACCCTGTTCACGATGCAGTTTTATTATACTTGTTTCGCAAACATTTAGTTGTTTTGTTAGTTTATCGTTTTTTTCAACAACACTTTGTTTTGTTTTTGTTAGTTCATTTAGTTTGAGTGCCACTTCTTCGTTTTTGTAATAGTTTTCTATTTTCTCTTCCAGCTTCTCTATCATGCTTTGCGAAACTATTATTTTGCCATTTAGTTGCTCGTTTTCAAGCTTCTTGTTGGCGACAAGAGTTTCCATGTTTCTTATTTTTTCCAAGATAAGGTTGCGAGAAGAGATGGACTTTTCTATTTCTTCTGGATTTAGTTCTGCTATTGTTTTTTCTATTTCTTGCTTTCTTCTGTTTGCTATAAGCACAAGATCGCTTTTATCAGCGATTTGATCTTTCTTTTGAAAGGCACTGGTAAGAAACTTACAGGTAGGAAAAGTATTTCCACATGGGACCTCATCCAAAATCTGTATATCTTTTTTGTCACGGAGAATATCTTTTTCAAGTTCATTTATTTGCCTCAACACCTTGTCAAGTTCTTTGTTTTTTTCTGTTATGGTATTTTTATTTTTGTTTATTTCTTCTATTTTTATGCCAGTAACAACTTTTTTAGCAACATCAAGTGCTCGTTCTTTTTCTATATAAAATTCACTATTTTCTTTCATTGTTTTGCCAAACTTTTCTATATCACTGAATATCTTTTCCAAAGATAACTTGGCATTATCAATATCAATAACATCTATTTTTGGCATAGAAGCAGTCTCTATGTTTATGTTGTTTATTTGTTCTGTTAGAACTTTTATTTCACTTTTTATTTCTTCACACTCATCAAGTTGTTGTTGTGCTTTGCCTTTTAGTTCAATCAATTTTATAGATGTTTCTAATATCTCTTGATCATGATTTTTTGTTTCAAGTCGTTTTAGTGCTGCTTTTAGCTCTGTTGCTTCACTGTTTGAAAGTTTGTATTTTTTAGCGAATATATCAAGATCAAGGAACTTTCCAAGTATTTCTTTACGACGAGTTGAACCTTCGTTGATAAAGTCAAGAGAACCAAGCTGGGAAGACATAGAAGTAAAAAGAAAATCTTCCAGTGTTCCAAATACTTTACGAATATTTTTATCTGTTTCGTTGCGATCAAGACCATTTAGATTACCTTTTTCAAACCTTTCACAGTCTTCGCTTTCTCCTATATCACAGACACTAAAAGAAACATCGGTTTTTGCTTCAAGTGTTTCTTCGCCATTTAGTTTCTTAGTATATTTTTCAGCAGTTCTTTCAATAGTATATTGCTTGTCATCAACAAGCAGATCAACAACAACACGACAGTTGTCTTGGTTTTGGTTGATAATATTTACATTTTTACGAACATTTTTACTTGTTGAATTCTGCATACCCCAAAGCATTGAGTCCAAAATGGCAGACTTTCCTTGACCGTTGGGGCCATTTAGAGAAACAACACCGTTTAGTTTTTGGAAATCTATTGAGTTATCTTTTCCATAGTTGAACATATTGTCCCACATCAACGACTTGATTGTCCAACGAATGTTTCTGGACACTTCTTCGTTTTCTTCGGCAATAGAATTGTATTTTTTATTTAGTTCGTATACTTTTTGCAATATTTCTGCTGTTGGATTATAGTCTTTTAGATATTCAGCAAGCAGTTTTTCTTGTGTTGATATTGAGCGCAAATCTTGATCTTCCATCTTGTTGATGGTTTCTGTTATATCTATTCTGCTTGTTGCCTTGTTTAGAAAGGCAACACTTTCTGGTTGAAACTTTACTTTGATAATATCAAGTGTTTTTCTTATTTCATTTGCTGAAATATTGCTATCAGCCATAACACGAATACGAGCGTTTGTCTTTATGTTGGCTGTTTCGTCAAACTTGCCATTTTCATCAAGTTTTATTGTTACAAATGGTTTTGGGTGTGGGATAGCAATATGCCGAACATCAAACTGGTTTTTATCTTCTATTTCCCAAATGAGAAAACCCTTGTCATCAGTCTCACCATGGTTCTGTTGGCAAGTTGATCCAGGATATCTTACACGACCTTCTGTATCAACAAGTTGATTTGTCTTGTGAATATCGCCAAGAAAAGCATAATCGTGACCTTCAAAAATTGAAACATCATGATCGCTGTGTTCCATAGTGTACCCAACATCTGTGGATACACCAGCAATAGCGCCGTGATAAAGAGCAATATTGATACGATTTGGATCGCTTGGTTTTACCCATTTATCTTCATCAATAAGCGACATTACATTGAAAGAAAGTTTATCGTCAATAAGTCTTTCACCCGAATATTTCCAAAGATGTAGGTTTGGGTGGTTTAGTGCTGAAACAATAGGAGTAATACTATCTTGGCGAGTGTCATTTTTGAGATTACAGTCGTGATTTCCAAGAATAACAAAAGTTGTAGTGATATCAGCAAGTTCTTTGAGAAACCAAGAACACATTTCTACAAATTCTGGTGATATTTGGTTTTTTGTGTGCGCTATATCTCCACAGTGAACGATATAGTCGGGTTTTTCTTCGCGAAGAATAGCAAACATTTTATTGAATATCTCGCGATATTCTTCGTGATATTTTAGGTTACGGACATGTGTGTCCGCTAAGTGTATGAGTTTTATCATTTTACATCCATTTCTACAATAGAAAAGTTACGTTTATTTTCAATAAGCTTTTCTGCATCTTCTTTTTTGGCAAAACAAGCAACCAAATCTGTATTGCTATACCAAACTTCTATTACAACATAGACTTTCATGTTATTCCTTGTATTTGATATCTAAATAAGGTTTCTTGTGTCATTGGAAGTGCTGCAGCTTTTCTTTCTTGGAACTCTGCTTTTGTCATACTTCCAACATCTTGGAAACCTCTTACATCCACTTTATAAGTTTCTATACCATACTGGATCATATCTTTTATGAGATGTTTTGCTTTCTTTTCTGCGTCCGGATCAAGTGCTACATATATGGCAGTGTCGTGTTTTGCTATTTCTTGAAATAGCTTACTTGTTTCTGGCAGCGTTGAACCAAGCAACGGCACGGCATTGCCGGCTATAATAGCATCAAATACTCCCTCTGTCAATACAAGGTCGGTAGACCAATCAATATACAACTGATTGAATATTATTTCATTCTTGTGAGCCGGTGGGTTTTTATATTTCATCCAATCATCACGATACGAGCGAGCAACAAAATAGTTTATTTTTCCTTCAATATTGAAACTTGGGATAACAACACGACCAGTATATTCTCCATCTGGACAATAACCTATCTTCCATTTTAGAATATCTTCTTTGTTTATACCTCGCTCATACAAATATCTCAGCGGTATAGAACTGACTGGATTGTGTTTTCCAGTTAGTGTAACAAACTCTTTAGGTAATGAAATGCTTGTTTGATCTGCTTCTCGTTCTCCAAATAAAGTATCTGCAAACGAAATGGAAGACAAATCAATTTTGTCATCATACCTACCCCATTCTTGTTTCTGTTTATACGAACCATAACGCTTTATGAGCCTTCCTAAGTTGTTTCCCGTAAAGTTGCATACCCAACACTTGAAAGCGTTTTTACGGACATTACAGGAGAGTTTTGGTTTATGATGATTGCACTTTCTGCAATAAAAAAGCAACTCCCCACCAGAACGATGGGGAGTGCCAAGAACATCAATCAAGATTTCTTCTTTTTTCTGATCTGACATCGCTTTAACATAGCAGAACGTGCCCTACTTGTCAAATGCGACTATAATACTACAAACTATTATATTACAAACCAAGTTGAACCACTTGCTAACAAAGTGACTCTTTCAAGAGCATTTAATGTTCTTGTTGCAGAGCCATCAATTGTTTCACCTGCTCTTGCTGAAACTGTATCGGCAGCTAAAGAATTTGTTTTCTTTATTACGATACGTCTTCCGGTATTTGAAGAGGCAAGTGGAAGTGTTGCATTGATTGCAGAACCATTCAATAAAACAACATTTGGAACAGGAGCGGTTGTTATATTGCCTGTACTGGCTAATGTTTGCATTGTGCTTATAGCAATCGCTGTATCAATACCAGCTAAGTGACCTTGTGTACTTGAGATGGTGCCAGAAACTGTATAATTTGCTGGAGTAAATCCAACAAACTGGCTTCTTGCATCATCCAAGAAGTCATAGTTTAATGTTCCGGTAACATCCAATGTTCTAGCTGTCAATACGCCTCCACTATTTCTGCTAAATGCTAATGTGGTATATGAAACAGAATCCATCTTGTATCTTGTTCCAGATGCTTGACCAATTCTGTATAGTGAATTACCTTGAACACCGCCTATGTTTCTAAATTGTGTATTTACGATACCAACATACGAGGTAGATGGACTGCCGCCAACACCACCATTGGTGACGCTGCCACTCATTGTGCGGTCAATATCATAAACACGGCAACCGTCCAATTCTCCAAGAATCATTGATGGACCAATTACTGAAGCAAATGTTGAATTGTGTGCCTTTAACGTTAGTGAACCAAATGATGGTATTGTTGTATTTGCTCCAAATGGAATATAACCACAATATGTTCTTGCACCGGAATCAGCATTGCCAATTTTTGAAGATTCAACCTCAAAAATAACGGATGGCGCTCTTGCTGATGTAACTGTATTGTCATGAATCATTACAAGACCGCCAAGTAGTGCGGCATTGTCGGATGAAACATAGAATTGACCATATTGAGTATCCCAATTATAACTTGCTCCACCATTTTCAAATTCAATAGATGTTCTGCCAGTTACTGTAATGATACTCGTTGTTGAATCGGCTTCAAGACCACCACCGGCATCACCAGCAATTTCAAAACTCATTTGAGCAGAGAAGCCGGTCCACGGAGCTGGATATGAAGCTTTAAACGCTTCTAGACTTAATGCTGGAAAGTCTGCTTTCTTAACATTCATTTTCACAGTTCCAACGATTCTTGCACCATTACCAACTAGTGCAACGCGTGCTCTCTTGAAACCTAATACAACATTTTCTGTATATGTGCCGGGAGCTAGTTTGAAAACTAGTTTTTCAGTAACGAACGTTTGAACGCTAAGGCTACCGGTTGTATATAAAGTGTTTAAAGGATTTGCACATGATGGTACTTGTGAATATGCATAATTAATTGTTTTGAATGGTTTCAATAGTGTGCCGCCGCCAACTTGGTCTACACCATTAACAGCATCAACATGTACCATTTCTTGATCGTATTGTTCTAGTGCTGAAACACGAGTACCTAAAGATGAGCTTTGTTCAACAAATTCTAAAACTTGTTGAGCAGTTGCTTTTTTTGTTTTTGCGCTACCAGCTGGATCATCAACAACGATGAATAAATCATCACTTGTTATTGCACTGGAAGCAGTTAATTGAGTTACTAAAGTCATTTTTTTAATCTCCTAAATAAATAAAAAAATCAAACATAAAATTCTACTAGATTGCCTTGTTCATCTAATAGAATCAACGGATCTTCTTGACCGTTATTTAAAAATACGTATGAAGCACCTGGATTGACAGGTGATGGTGGATACGCTGGTGGAAGCACCACTTCCTTTTCTACATAAAAAAACATTTAAAATCCCTCCAGAAGAAATAAAGAAAATCGTGTCTTGTTTTCACAAGACACATATAATTAGTTTGAATTATTTGTGATCGATTGTACAAATCAATTCTACTGTGACGATAACAAAAGTGTCTGTGCTATTAAAAATACCCCCCTATATTTCAGGGGGGGTATTAGAACTTAAATTATTTAAATAATTTAAGAAGTTGGCGTTTCTTGCATTGCTGGAGCACTTGGAATTACAGTACTAACATTTGCCGTCACAGTAACCGCAGAAGCTCTACCTAACAAATAGGCAGGAACTGTACTTGCAGGATTTTGTGTTATTGCAACATAACCAGTTCTAAATGTCTGATTTGTTTGAGTATTTGTTCCAACATATACTGGTAAGTTCGTACTTCTGAACGTGCCGCTATTGTCAATATTTAACATACCTTTTGTTCCTAGTGGTGCGCCACCGTGAATACCACTTGCAGTGTTACCATCAAGAACTATTTTACCGATAATATTACCAACATTTGCTGCGCCATTCCATAAACCAACGAATAAACTTGTTTCATTGATTGTATTGTTTAGGAAGTATAAGTCATATCCTCCAGTTGTACCACGTAGATTGTCTTGATTATAGAACTGTTGTACAGCCGCACCGACGTTAGTGTTGCCAGATACAATCAACGCACCGGTTGTTAGCTCGTTTGAAGTTGCGTTTGTACTTGTTGAATAAATTGGTCTGAATGCTGTACTTGATAGAACTGAATTGTCAAATATGTTATTGGCAATAAAACAATTACCTTTTTGTCCATAAATGCCAATACATCTATTGCTATTACCGGCAGTACCTGTTGCATATACAAATCTGTTGTTGGCTAATTTAAATCCTTCGCCACGGATTACCACGCCAAATTCAAGGTATTCCACTCTGCAGCCGTCCATAATAAAGTTTTTTGGATATGTGAAGGTTGGGAATCCACCAGCAGAAATGCTGATTGCAGTTTCAACACTTGTGTTGCTAGTTTTTCTGTGCTTGAATGTAATATCTTTGAATACAACGTTATCAGAACTCACAGTAACCATTGTCACAGGATCTGCAGAGGTACCGGCAGTTTGAAAAATTGTTGAACCGCTTCCAGCACCAAACAATCTTAATGATTTGCTGATTGAAAGAGAGGAAGTTAAAGTATAATTTCCTGCTGATACAAAAATAGAATCTCCTGCAGTTGCTGCGCCAATTGCCGTTATTAGTTCGGCTGTACTACTAACTGTAAAATCAAAACTTGGTGGTGGAACCACTTCGCTTTCTTTGTAAAAAAACATTTAAAAATCCCTCCGGAGGATATAAAGAAATCAATCCAAATTGTTTGGACTTTATATAATTAGTTTTATTTTTTTGTTTGTAAGAAACCAGCTTGTGCTATTACCCAACTGTCTGCCATGTCATAATAATGATCTTTTATGTTTTCACTATTCTTTTTCTTTTCAACTTTGAACCATTTTTGATTTTCCAGCATCCAGTCCATCACTTGTTGTTTTGCTGGAATACCTTTTATTACTTTTATCCCGCACAGCTTTCTTGCTGTTCCAGAGCCAATATACTGTGGTTTTATGCCTAAATGTTCCCATATCATCCAAGACAGAGTTCCATTGAACTTCGCCAGAGATAATATTGTTTTTGCCGATGAGAAACCAGGACGAAATGCCTGCAGGCTTTCTTCAATAAAAACTTCTGTTATTGGATATTTTTTTCTTAGTTCTAA